AACGTATTTCGTTATTCCAAAAATTTTACGTTTAGCTCCGCTATCGCGGAGCTAACAGAACACAGTTATACAGGTGGCAGATTTACATAAGCGGAGCGGAAGCCGAGGTCGGCGCCGACGCCCGAGCGAGGCTTGTAGCCGTACAGGCAGAAGACGCCGGCGCCCGTCCCGCTGCCCCAGCTGCCGCCGCAGCAGAAAAGCCGCTCTGCAGCTCCGTTATTAGCAAAGAAAACGTCTCCCTCGTAAGCATTAGAAGTATTGTCATCTTTCAAGAGCGCAAGTGCCTTTAGCTTAAATATTGCCTCTTCATGAAGACCTTCGTCTGCTGTAACTCTCTCGAATGAACAATATCTGCTGCTGTCAGCTTTATCGCTGATAACTCCTGATATCCACTTCCATGCATTGCTTACATAATCAAGCTTCAGGCTATTTGGCGTTGTTCCGTTTCCATTAGGTGTAATGAATTCTCCAGTTGCCCCGTCAATAGCCTTCCATTCTGAGCTGCCTGAACTCTGTGAGTTAACGCTATCAGCAGCATTATTGTTTACAAGAACCTGCAACTCACCGTAAACAAGCCTCATTCCGCCAACCCATTCTAAGACATTTCCGTTTAGATCCCATATGCCAGCAGGACTATTATCATGACTCCAAGTCAGCGGGCCTGTCCCTGTTGCAACCCTGGCTATTCTGCCTTGTTCGTCAAAATATGTTGGTATTGCTTTGTAATTTGTTTCTCTGGTATCTTTGCCATAATTATTGTTGCCCCAGGGAAGAAATCCGTTATTTTTGCACCAAAGTGCAAGCAGAGCCCATTCCGCACGGGTCATTAAATGCCAGCCTCTCCCCTTGGCCTCACAGCAACCACGAGCTTCATCAAAGTTAATGCTCACCCGAGGATCCTGTGCGGGTAACGAATATGCCCGGCCATTGACTACGATGTTCTGGTACTTGGATAACCAGATAGCATCCACTTCCTGGCCGTTCACAATAAAAGCAGGGTGAACAGCATTTGATTCTCCTAACCCGAGCTGCGCATATGTCATTTTCGGAATCTTTACCATGATAGAGGGCATTCCCTTATCATCGTAAAGTATCTCATTGCCGGGACAAACAGCTGCAAGAGCGAGACTTGAAAGATCAAAGTTTGGCATAGTCGATTCCTCCTTTACTCAATCGCCCAAAGGGTCAGTGTTACGGTATCCATATCAAGCGGCAAAGGAATGCGCTGCATTTCTCCGTCAACCTCTTCCTCGGTATACCGTCTGGCCGGAATATCAAACTGTGCGACATATGCACGTCCGGCAGCTGCACCGATTACCAGAGCCCGATCCTCATCGAAGCAGATATCGATATGCACCGGCCAATCCTGTTCACGGCTTGCAAGGTTAATGGTGAGGTCGTCGCTAAAAGTGACCCGAGTACCATCAACTGAATACGGAATCTTTGGGCCTTCGTTCTTTTCGACAATTTTCATTTCAGAACCCCTCCTATCACAGTGTATTTGACGGTAACGGATTTTGCTGAACCGGTATGAGCTATTTTAAATCCGTTTACAAGCTTGTCAGAAATCACGATCTCGCCGGGATTTCCTGCGGCTGACATGATTTCAGGAATTACAATATAGTCGCTGTTTTCCTTGGATTTTGCAAGGCTTATTGTCTGCTGGCTGTTATTGAAGGGGAACGCCTGAGTATTCGTTAATACTATCGTCCCGACTTCGATTTCCAGCATATTCTGTCTGGCATAGTTCAGCAATAATTGGATTGCCATATGTGCATCAACTATGCCGTTTTCGATATTATTAAACCGAACCTGGTCCTGCGGTGTGCCTTGTTGCATGACGGTACCGGCCGGAGTAATCGTCCAGGTGCCATCTCCGTTATCAACCACATTAAAGCGGTTTGCCGGGTCTGTCACATGGTCCTGCCATTTAGTCCAATTATACATACTTAGACCTCCCCTTCCGTGATGGTGAAATCAAACCAATAAAGCACACCGGTCTGTCCTGTCGATACTGTAATGCTGGCATCCTGGTGCGCCCATAGTTTGCCGTCACTGTTGTACAGCTCTACTCTGTTAATCGTTACTGTCCCGCCAGGTATAATTGAGAGTAGCGCCCTTACGGTACCTGTCGGAAGAATTACAATATCATTTATTGTGGCCGAATAATAAGTAGAGCCTACGCGATACCGGGCGCTTGCAATTCTTCGTTTGATAAAGTTGTTAAGGTCTTCAAAAGCTGCAGAGTCAAGCATTTATATCACCTTCCTTTACATCAGACTACCAAGAGGCGTACCGCAAAACCGTGCACTATATGCGGTTCCTCCTCCGGAAGCATCCAGGTTAATGTCGCTTGCACTGATACCGCCTTGTGTCGCCCGTACAGGATATGTACCGCACAGACGCGCTCCATATACCACATAACCAGTAGTCACGCCGATAACGATTTGGACACGGCTGCGGTATATTACGTTGTTGTCCTGAAGGTGTGAACGGCGGGATTTAAACATTTCTATCGCCCTGATGATTTCATCACGGGATATGCTCACACGCTGATCGGTTACATCCAGCAGCACGCGGAAGTGATAAGGATCGCCGCCATAGTCAAACCATTCCTCAACCTCGGTACCTGGGTAAATATCGCTTAAGGCTCTTTCTACCGCTCCGCGTGTCCCAAGATGGCGGTGAACATTGAAGCTGTCTTTTAGCTGGGCGCGTTTTGCATCGATGTCATAATCATATCCGTACCAGTCGACTTTGAAGTCATAGGCGAGAATATCAAGCAGCGGTTCCGGGAGACTGTCTATTTGCGAGTAGATTTTTAATTTGCGGATTTCGTCCACCTGGCCGGAAAGAAGGTCGGCGATAACTGTTGCCAGTGCACACATCTTTTTGTCGTTTTTCAAAACGTCAGGCAGGGTACGAAGCAGGTTATCACGGGTTATGCCATAGTTATTCATCCTCGTACCCTCCATTCGTTATTGTAATTGTTCCGACTGATGCAACCTGCGGAACTGTATTATCTCTTCCATCACGAAGCGGAGTATATCCTGGGCTAACCATTTCAACTCTCTTAATGCCCGTGCGCATGAGTAAGCCCAGAAGATAGGAGGGGTTTATGTCGCGGCCAAGCTTTGCGCATTGCCATGATACATACTCTGTAACAGCGGCATTTACTGCCGATTCGATTTCGGATGCGCTCAAAGCCGTATCTCTCGGGATGTAATAGGTAAGCTCTATGTCATAGGAAACCGTTTCCGGATCTGCTACTACAAGATAATCTGTCAGTGGCCTGATATACTTGTTATTGCACGCCTCATACACAGCGTTCTTAATCTCTTCGCCTGCAATTGTGCCATCGGCCATGAGAATATAAATATTTACCTGACCTGGGCTTGGTGAGTTTACTACAACGTCAGCTATTTGCGTCGATACTTTTTTGGCATGATATATATAAGCTCCTTCGGGGCCTGCGGTACTGTAAGCGTCCTCACTGGATCTCATAAGCTCATAGTATTCTTCATCCGTTGCTGCATCCGCTCCGTCATCGCTCTCCGTGATGTTTTCACAATGACTGTAATATGGAAACACGTCCACAAGCGTGTCGATCTGCCCGGGAGCATACCCATTACCGACAATTCCTGGCGTCTGGCACTGAATCATTACATCAACAGATGTTTCTCCGATGGGAATATAGGCATCGGCTGTCGTTTCCCAGATAAGGGTATTTTCCTTATCGGTGACCCTTGTGCCGACTGGTATCAGTATGGCACTTGGCTGTGCTTCGGAAATATGGAATCTCATTGTGCATCGCGCCGCCTGAGCTGCAGGCCTGGTCTTATCATAGAAAAGCTCTCCAAGCGCATCGAGATCAGTGCCACGAGCTCTGCTTGGTATGTTTTGATTTCCGGTGTAATTGCACATCACCCTTTCCTGAACAATGACGCTTGCTATCCACTGAATGAATAACCTTTCAGGACTGGCCGGACGCACCGTTACTCCGGTAATCTGCTCATAGGAGGAGATAAGCTGTGAGACGAGGGCATTGGTATCTGTTTCAATAAACTGATAATCTTCTTTTCTACTCATCTTTTATTTCCACCTCCACAGTAGCATGTATTTTCCCCGGAGCGTTCTCGTCAATTTCGACTGTCACATTGAGCACATTGGCGCGTGGTTCAAATTCTGTTATTGCATCTCTTATCTCTGCTATCAGCAGCGCCTTTGCTACAGGTATCGGTTTATCCAGGAACTGCATGGGCAATCCAAATTCGCGGTATAGTGGCACAGAGAACTGACGCGTTGAAAGGATTATCCTAATGTTCTGCAGCACGGATTTAACTGTATCGGTTTCATTGAGGGTGATACTGCCCAGATCCTTTGTGCTGATTATATAGTTCATAGCACCACCTCACGATTTCAGATATTCAAGCAAATCGACAGCAACAGTAGCTCCGGTCATGTTTCCTTTTTTGTCGTATGTCTCAAACTTTATCTTGTGGCTTTTGACTGTCCACCTGTATTTTCCGTATACCTTTTCTCCGATAACGAGAGTAACAGCTTTTCCGCTGCGTTCATATTCCCATAGCTTGGTAAGCTCCGCCATCGGATCAACGCCCAAATATACAGAAAGAACCATCTCAAATGAGATGGTATCGGGATCAAGTCCAGTAAATTCAGTAAGAGCATTCGTCAGGTGCCGCTGATGTTTGCTGTATCGTGCGGATCCTGACCACTCTACTCTGTTAATGGTTTTTATCGTATTCGAGGACACCTGGAATATGATGTCCCCGAGGCATCCTACCTGCATTATATCGCCCCCAGTATGAAGCCATCGCCGTTGAATACGGGGAGGTAGAGCACCAGCACCGTATCATTGACTTTAGGCATCCAATAAGTTACGTTGGCTGCGTGGTCATGTTCGCCTCTATTTTCAGTCATACCGCCGCCGGATATGTCATGCGAGTGTTCGCCATCTGGCTTGGTATAAACGCCCGCTCCATGGTGTTGCAACACGTACAACCACCCTGATACCATATCCTTATCCTTGAATATTACACGGGCAGTGCGCTTGGCCGGATCCACCGAGCTGACCGTACCTATCCGCACCAGGTTCCTTAAAATATTTTCGCTGTCCATCAGTATCCCTCCAATACATGACGCAGCCTGATCTGCGTAGTGTAGCCGGACTTGTCGATGGTATGTTTTGCTTGGCTGATAATATATTTACCGTCCCAGGCGCCCCAGCCGGATAACATCACCGTGACCCCAGCCACCAAATCAGGATTGCCGGGTAGAGTAAATGTCGCTGTATACTCATATTTGTTTTTTAAGCGCAGCATTTTATTTGCCAGAGCCTGAGCTTCTCCAATGCTGCTGACCTTGGCAGTTATTTCGAGGGTTTGATTATTCTTGTCCTTGGGATTGTAGTCCTCAGCATATGCAGTGGCTTGAATTGTTTCACCCGTTGCCGGATTGACATAGCTTACTCTGCATTTGGCATATTTCTTATCCGCTTCACCGGTCCGGAGCTTGTACTTCGTATATGTGCCAGAACCTCTTTTTATGGTGAAAACAGCAGGCTTTGCTTCGTAGGTTGCCTGGTCGAACAGGATAATAATGTTGTTAGACACTTTAAGCGATATCCCGGCATTTTTGCATAACTGCTGCAAGAATGCTATATCGCTCATCGTTACCTGTTCAACGCGGGAATAGTACGGATCCGTGGCCGATTCATACATGCATGTCATTCCATTGGCCGAGGCTATTTCATTGGCGATACGTGACAGAGTGTATGCTTCCCAGGCTTTGCTCTTTTTGGTCTGGCGGACTTGTGAGCTAAAAGGCAGCGCGGTACCTTTAATCGCAATAGTGGAGGGTGGGCCGTCAGCTTCAACACTGTCAAGCTCAAATTGTCCGCAATCAAGTACCTTATCATTGCCATCATTGTTCCAGTTTTTCCTCACAATGGCCGCCTGGATCCGCAGGCCCTTTACGGCTGATCCGCTGCTTACAACACCGCTTTCAGTGGGGATAGCCTTTACCACCTGGTCAATTGCAAACCAGCCGAGATATCCCACATGTATAGGATAAGGCACACCGCTTTTGAGATTAAGCTGCGTAATGTTGCCTCTGTAATTGGTAACAGGCGCGCCAGGTGTTCCGGTTCCGTAACTGGAATATTGAGGCTGTCCATTCACTATGACAGCATCGCCGATGTTCCAATCTCCGGATATGGCCTCCGAGCTGTCAGCAGCAACCTTTGTAATATAGCTGGTGCTTATATATCCTGTCTGGCCGCTATATTTTATGGTCGCCCATCCTCCGGAAATAGAAATCACATTCACCTGTGTCCCGTAGGAAAGAGCTCCGATTTTTTTATAATTCGTTCCTGGACCGCTGCGCACGTTCAACCCGCTTTTGGCCGTAACTTTATACAATGACCCTCCGGATGGACTACCAGAAGCCGCAGCCTGTATAGCTACGTTCAGCCATTTTTCTAACCAGACAGCGTCCCGGTCTTCAATCAGGATCTGCAGATCGTCAGTTTCGTCCTCTTCGTTGTCGGTGTATGTCAATGAGATTAAATATTTCCGCAGGGATGCGGAAATGTTCACACCGTCAAAGTAGACTTCCGCATCCGTGCGTCTTGCTAAATCTTTATCGCTCATCCGCTCACCTGCTTCCATGGAGGCAGCGCAGCTGTATCAGTTGCTTCTTCCTCGACATCAGGCAGCACGAGTGTTATCCCTGCAGGGAAGATATAATACTCCCGGTATTCCGGATTGAGATTCATCAGCTTATCCGTATGAGCCACACTTCCCAGTTGTGTATGTGCTATGCTGTCCCACATATCGCCCTGTACGGTAGTATAGGTTCTGCTCATGCGTATGCCCTCCTCGCCGAGTCAATTCCAGCATCCTCAAGAACATCAAGGATATAATCTTTCAGATCGCTGGCAGCCTCTTTTAATACAGTCGCTATATCGGACGTGTTACCAACTCCTGAAATGCTGTAGGACGGAGATACGGTCAGGATGATATGGTTGCCTCCGACACTTGGCCCGGGCTGCGCAGATACCGCTTCATTCCTTGCCGATGAAGGGAAGGCTTCAATACCAGCCATGCTTATTTCAGCCATAACTTTCGTCACTTCCGGTTCCAAAGCCCGGGTTTTATTGATGTAACCAGCCCATGTCATTTCTGCCTTTTGCTCCATTACGCGGGACGGGCTTCTTATTTCCAGTTGCGAATCAATGGCCGCTATTGCTGCTTGTGCCACGCGTTTATAAGCTTCCTGGACGGTCGGCAACATATCAATTGCACCATCAGCAAAGCCTTGCATGGTCTGTTTAGCGCTTTCTGCAGCATCCTCGCTGAGATTCATTTCAGCTATGGTAGCCTCCAGCTCTTGCTGGATATTGTCCATTGAAGCCTTGAATTCCGTCTCAATCTCCGCGAGACTGCCGGCAGCGGTTTCCTGTTCCTGCTTCAGCTTTTGCCAGTTGGTAACCATCTTCCGCAGATCCGCATCACTGGCATTAGCCATACCGGCTATGGCATTTACGCTTTCTGCGCTGCCATCAGCAAAGCTGGCTATCATTTCATTAAGCCCTTCAATGTCCGCGCTGCGTTCCTTCAGCTTTTCAAGGTTTTCATTATACTTCTGCCAGTAGTTAATCTGGCTTTCAAGGTTTGAATTGATTTTTGATGCGCTTGTTGCAACAATATCAGCGGCCTCATCCCATAGGTTATACTGTCCGGATATACTATCCAGAGCAGCGTTATAGGCCTCTTCATAGGCAGCCGCTAATTCGTTCATCTCCTGCTTTACGGAGTTGATAACCTCACGGAAGTTTTCACCTGTTGCGGCCGCTTCCTCCTGAGCTTTCTGATATAACCGGAAGGCCTCTTCAAGCTCGGCTATCTTAGCCGCGTTTTCTTCATAAGCTGCAGTTGTTTCCTCAAGGGTCTTATTATATAGGTCGAGCTGCTCACGTGCAGCATCTAAGGCTTTACTTTCTTTTCTCGTTCCGTAAAACATTCCCCAGGCATCAATGTCATACTTGTAAAGCTCAACTGCATCAGACCAGGCCTTATATGCAAGATCATATTCTTCCTGTGCAATCCTGGCATTTTGCTCAGCGGCTTCCTTTGCGCTTTTCAGTGCTTCATGCTGGCCGACACGGTCAATATATTCTTTCCATTGAGCTTCAAGTTTGGCCTGAGCAGCTTGAGCTTCGGCAATGGCATAGATAGAATCTATAAACTTACCTGCGGGGTTTACCACGTCTTCATAGTTTAATGCCAGCTCAGGTACCTGTTCATTCAATGCCTCGATGATGGAAAGTATGGCCTGCTGGTTTTCCGCAGCACTGTCGGTAGTAGCAGTTAACTCTTCCAGCTTGGCGATCAGCGCCAAGGTGCTCCGGTGTTCTTTTTCGATTTCTCCTGCTGTCTCGGAATGGGAAGCGGTCATTTCGCTATAGCTTTTCATCAGCTCTTCATGAGCTGCCTTATAATCGCTAAGCTTTTGTTTCCCGGCTTCATATTCGGCCGTTAGGTCTTCAATCTCCCAGCGAAGCGCTTGCGCTTCATAGGAAGTTTCCCCGTATAACTCAACGGCCTTTTGATATTCCTCATTGAGTTCCTGAAGCCTATAATACTGCTCCCTGGAGACAGCCGTTAATTCCGCGGCTTCATCTCTCTGCCTTTTGCTTGCAGCAGTAAGCCCGACTATTACACCTGTCAGTGCAGCTACACCGGCAGTCACCGCCATTATAATGTTCACACCTGGTATAGAGGCCGCGAACAGCTGCATCAATGGAATAGCTACCTTCGTTACCGCGACATAAGCAGTAAGGCCGGCAGTAGCAACTCCAATCACTCCTATGAATGCAGTGATTGCTTTTACCAGCTCGGGATTCTTCTCCACAAACTCCGTGACGCTGTTCAAAACATCCGTGGCAACACCGTACAAACCGCTGAGAGCAGGCGTAAAGTTGTCACCTATCGCAATTTTCAGGTTATTATACGCGTTCTGCATCATGGTGAGCTGGCTATGTGTAGTCGCGTACCTAAGTGCTGCCTCTTTCGTAAGCGCTGTATTCTCATTCCATGCTTGATTTGCCGTTTCAAGGGTACGGTTAAGGAGATCTCCGGAGTTGGCAAGAGACAAAACCATACGTTGCATACGTGCTTCGGTTATACCGAGTTCCGTAAGGGCAACCGTTGCACTCTTGCCGTTTCTCTCCGTATCATTCAGGCCGACAACAAAAGCCTGCAGAGCTTGAACTGCGTTAGTTCCCCATAACCGTGTAAATTCCTCGGCCGTCATGTTGGCGATGCTCGCAAACTCTTCCAGGTCCTCACCAGTTTCAACAGCAGTCATAAGAGTAGATATAAGCCTGCTCATGGCGGTCGAACCTGCTTGAGTTTCGATACCCAATGATGTTACGGCCGCTGCCAATGCCACCATGTCAGCTTCGGACATTCCCGCAAGGGAAGCACTGGCTGCAATGCCCTGGGCCATTTCTGTTATTTTCTGTTCGGTTGTGGCATAATTGTTACCCAGGGCAACGATGGCACTCGCAAGATTGGAATAGAACGACGGATCCATCTGTGTGATATTCGCAAATTGCGCCAGCAAAGTCGCTCCCTCTTCGGCCGTCATGGTTGTGGCCGTCGCCAACATTGCCATGACAGTCGAGAAATCAAGCAGGTTTTCTTTTGCTATACCGAGCTGACCCGCCACTTCTCCAAGTCCTGCAAGCTCAGTCGTGGTTATCGGTATCTCAGTTGATAAGGACTTAATCTGTTCGGCCATTGCCTGCAGCTCTTCATCGCTTAAATCTGTCGTTTTCGCCACGCCGGTCATGGCCGATTCAAATTCCATGGATGCTTCCGCACATATGGAGAAATACTCAGCAATTTCTTTCAGTGCTGCCACAACGCCAGCTGCTGCCAATGCTTGACTTACAGCACTAATAGCAGCGGAGGCTTTGGCACCAAAGTTATTAGCCTGGTCCGCAGCCTCCTCCTGCTTTTTTCTGAGTTCATCAATCTGATTCCCAAGCCTTGTGGTTTCTCCCGTGAGATTTGAGACGTCAACGCCGGCATCTACCAAGGCGCGGCGCATGTCCTCCAGCTTTTTCGTCTGATTTTCCAGGGAGGCAGAAGTCTTATCAATCTGTTGTTGCTTCGACAGTAGCCTATTTTCGAGAGTAGCAGAAAAAGTACCGGTTTCGGCGATCTCCTTTTGGATATTATCATATTGCTGCTTAAGCACTTCGAGCTTTTTCTGAGTGGCCTCAACCGCGCTCTGCTGTTTCTGATATGCGGATATATCCGACTGTGTTTTGCTGAGGGCCGCTATTTCTTTCTGCATAGAAGCAATTGCGTTCTGTGCAGTCTTAAAGGTGCTGTTATAGCTGCCGCCTAACTGGGCATTCAGCTGAAAGAGCATCTCATATTCACGTCTGGATGCCATGATGGCCCTCCTTTCGGTTATTTATTTGCCTGTTTCATCTCTTCGACAAGTTTATTACTGTCCCTGATCCAGTCAACCAGCTCCGGAAGTGTTAAAGACAGCCAAAAAGGTACCGGAGTGTTATTTGTTTTTGCCAAAACAAGGCATTGCCTCCGGAGCCATGATCCGCCATCGCCGATTACAACTCCGATTTTAGTAAAAAAGATCTCGCAGCGCTCCTGATTTTGTTATAGTCGGCTATCGGCATAATCTCAAAAGCATCAGCTCCAAGCGGAACCGTGCATGCCCTGGCTGCTATGCGAATGAGATACTCACCGGAGAAAGTCGGTACAATAACCGCTTTCCCGAGCTGCTGCAGCTCATTCTCAATCGCCAGTCCATCTTTACCTGTGAGCTTACCCCATTCAAATGTCAGCTCATTATAGGTCTTGCCCTGGTACTCAAAGGGCTTATGGAATTTATGCGTGTAGGTGTAATCGCTGTTTACAGCTTCTTTCTCTGCAACAGCAAACTCATCCGCATCAACAAAAACCTGTTCTTTCTTAACATCGTTACTCATGGTTAATCTCCTTTCTTAAATACATAAAATACCCGGGACGACATTTGCCGCCCCGGGCTTATTGGTTATTTACCAAGAACTCTCCTGACATCGGCCAAGTAGTCAACGCCGTTGACATAGCAAATGAAGTTGAGCGGATCGATTTCTCTCTTCTTTACACCGTCGATGTAAGTAGCCCAGTAGCGGACCGCATATTCGCCGGATCCGTCCGTAGGAGAAGAGGGGGCAATCGAGCCGCCGGCGTCTCTCTTTGGCACAACTACAAAAAGGTGTTTTACCGACTGCACCGTGACTACACCGCCAACAGTGTCTTCCACCTGCTGAGCAACACGCAAATCTATTATGTGCCTGCGAGGTTCGGACAGCTTAATGGCCTGCTCTGTCGTGGTCCGGAAATTGAGGGTGAGGGTCATAGCGTCAAAATGGCCGAGTATTACAGCCTCAATATTGCCGGCAATGCCAGCTCCGGAAATGGACTGCGTAAGAGCGGTAAGGTCGGGGAGGGTAGCTTTAGCCATTCCGAGATATTCAACGCTGTCCTCATATACCGCGAAATTTATGACGCTCTCATCGAATTTCGGCATCTATTATTCCTCCTTCCTTAACCCTGCAGTGCAGCGGTCACATAATTGGCGTCGTACTCAAGTACGAAGTCAATTTCCTGTGCCGGGCTCGGCGGGGTATTGTAGATATGGATTTTGATAATGCCGGCCATCAGATTGGTAAGCGGGTTCTCGCTTTCCTTAAACTCGACACGAGCGCCGAGCAGATAGCCAGAGCCAACCAGACCGTTTAGCCATATGTTGCTGGCATCAACGATCGAATCTATCAGCCTGCGGTTCATGGGTTTGTCGAGCTTGCTCCAGAAGGTCTTAATCAGGGTGTTGCCCTGCCAATCAAACATCCTGGACAAGGGTATGAAATAATCCTTGACATCCGTGTTATTCGGATAGCAAGCGGTGTAATTGCCCCAGCATACCATACCGCCCATGAAATTCAGCGCAGTAACTACGCCGCCGGCATTAAGGATATTGGCCTGTGCCAATGTGAGGTTGACTTCCGTTCCGTCCGCAACAACCATGGCGTCACACTGGAACCTCTTATTGGACGGGCTCTCATACGGGCAACCTTCATTCCCGGTGTCGACCGATGCAATCAGGCCAGCAAGCTGTGTCGACATGTGGAAAGTCTTATCTCCGAGCTTCAGCAGCGGCCAGCAAACGATCATGTTTTCATCAGTGAAGTTCTTTGAATTTTTCAGCGCTACTACTTCGCTGTAATCATCAGCTCCGCCGGCCGCTTCAGTGCTGATGTCAATCAGCGCTTTTGCCCTGAACATACCGTTAATGCCTGCCGCCTTTGTTGCCATAACTGCAGCAACAGTGCTTTCCTGAGAGAATCCAGGAGCGCAAATGAGATCCGGAACGATACCCAGAGTAGCCATGCACTGCTCAATCGCTTCCATTCCTGTTGCGACGTCCGCAGCATTAACAGAACCGGGAGTAACCTTCTTATAGGCTACGTTCAGGCTTTCCGCGCTGTATGCGGCACCGTTAGGCAGAAGCTCAATGTAGCAGTATTCGCCTTCATAATACACAGCATAATCTTTGTCTTTGACATAGGCGTCTCCTGATCCGCCGGCCGGTTTAACAACCAGCGTTTCATCATTGATGGCTTCAATGGGAAGTGCGATCTTATGATTGTCGACATCCTTATCAGCTGCAGCAACGTCATCATTCATTGTCGCCGGGTTAAGCAGATTTACGAAAATGACAGGCTGGCAGCCGTAAAGGTTAAAGTGTGAGTACATGAACTCACATAAGGTATAGTTTTTCCAGTTATCCGAGTAGCCAAGCTTTTCTTTTGCTTCTTCAAAGCTCGTGCAGAGAACAGGCACTCCGACTTTGGCCGGCGAACCGGCGCTCTGTACAGGCGCGATACCGACAACAAAAGGTATGCCGGATTCTGCAACGACAGGAGTTCCGACGCTGGTGGCCTGCTCAGTTACATATACGCCATGATTCATATACACTTCCTCCTTCTAATGTTTTCTGATAGCGTTATCCATCGACAATTATCGGGCTCATAGTTTCCGTTGCTATCAATACGGTCTATGGTGAGCCCATCTTTATAGCCATGGGAGAGCGCCCAATCTCTAAACGTTTCAAAATCATGCCATTCAGCGCAAACTCTTATTCCTCGTCCTCCGTAGTTTTTATAGCCTTTAACATAAGGACGTGTACAACGGTTATGCATGCCAATCCAAATAGAGTAAAGCCTGCTTTTTCTCCCACCATGAGTTGTATTTTTGCGTTTGCATCTATCACTCGCTAATGCAGCATTTAAGCAACCGCACGATTTTACTGTTCCTTTAATGAGGTTCTGTCCTCTGGCGATTGTGGTTTTCCCGCATTCGCATAAACACTCCCATTTCGCATGACCGTCGCTATCATTACTGACGCGCTGAATGACTACAAGTTTTCCAAATCTTTCTCCGGTTAAGTTTGTTACTCTCCCTCTCAAAATGATTACTCCTTTCTTCCGGTTGCCAGCTTCTTGTAATACACATTCAGCAGGTTCCCGGCAGTTTTTACTTTTACACGATCCTCGGCGATGGTCTTATCGGTAGAGATCAGCTTCGCAATCAACGGGTACTTTTCAATAGCGGGGGAGAGAAACTTCAACGTCTCCTCCAAAGACCCGCTATAGATTGTTCCGGATTGTATCACTCCGCGAATACTCGGTCCGATATAAACACAAAAAGATGCCGGTTCTCTTACGTTTTCAGGAACACCGGCATCGTTGGTTTCATCATCCTGCCTTGCCAACTCAATGTCGGCAGGCTTAGATTCCACCATTTCATTTTTCGCAGCCGTTTTAGCTGCAGATGACTTTTTTACAGCCATGGCCTTACCTCCCTTTCAACTGATGGAAGCTTCCATGTGCTTATCATTTCACCAGCATAATAAGGGGCAGTATCATCAGGGTAAATCAGTGTTTCCAGGCCAGCTTCCAGGTCAAGCTGAAATTGTCCCCCGATAACCACCTTTCTCAGCAGGCTGATACGCAACCGCTCCATAAGGTTAACAAGCATTAAGGCTCCTTCCTCTTCATTGTCGTTATAGACGCAGAAGATAGAGCGGACGACTGCTGTTGCGGCCACATTTTCGCCTGTAGGCTGTATATCCTTTCCTGTGATCAGCTGGTGTATGATATATGGCGCTTTCTTTTTTGCTTGACTGCTATCAGGGAGACGCATCAAATGAATATCGGCTGCCCGGCTTCCTTGCTCAGCGTCACCCTTCTGTTTGCTGACGGGCAAAATCATATCGCCGACAGCTTCTTTTGAAAATTCCTTGAGCTGTTCAAGCAGGGTTATCCGATTCATGATTTACCTCCCCATCCGTTGAGGACCCTGGTGATCTCGTGCTCCAGGCGGCGCTCAAAGGTTTCACGCACAGTAGCATCCATTTTCTCAACGACTTGCTCGCTGCTCATCATATGTGCCGTAGATGGCCCGAATTTCTGTTCTATCGGGAAGCGTTTTTCGGTCACGCGCTCAAATACCCCAATAGGCCCGAAAACTCTTGCGGCAAATGCATGCTCCAATACAGCGGTTGCGCCTTCTCGTTTTACCTGTGTCTGGATGAGACCGTTCCTCGAAAATTTCGTATTGAATGTTAAAAGCGGGAGGACGTTTCCGGCGTAAGTGATACTCATGGAAACAATGCCTCCCGCTTCACTTTTGATATGGGTCTTTTGATGGACATGCTTCATGAAGTCGCCTTTATTGATAGTGTATACCTCTGCTGCAAACTGCCCGGCCCGGGTTTTTGCCGTATCGCCGGCACGCTTTAAGGCAGCATAGCTGGCCTTCCATATTCCGCCCGGAATGCCGGCAAGTATTTTATTTATGCGACTTAAACTATTGGCGCCGACTTCTGATATGCGTACACTCATTCGTCAATCGCCTCCAGTTCCAAACGAATCATGCCCATCTCGTTGACGGAGTTACCGACATAAAACTCCCGGAAAAATTCTCCGTCTTCGCTGTCGCTGATTTTTATTTTTGTTCCCTTTTCCGGGACTACGCCGCCAAGGTCGGAAGCAGCGCAATGAAGAACAGCGGTAACAAGGAACAGGCCCTGGACATGGTCTGACACAAGCTGCCGTCTATCCTTTTCCTTGATGCCGGATAGCACAACCGGAATATTCTCATAGGTTACACCATCATAAATAATAGTGTGTAGCTTGGCAAATTCTGAAGGATTGGTAAAAACACGCTTGATGTCAGCTTCAACCATATCCTTAAATCCGCTCATAATACCGGCTCCTCGGCTCCAAGATCAGGTGGTGCTTCTTCGTCTCCTTCGGATCCTCCATCGGAATCCTCTCCGGATTCCTCTTTGAAATATTCGTCAAGAGCAGCCACCATATCTGCCTTTGACATTCCGACCTTGTAGGGGATTCCGTAATCACTCATGATCTCGCGCAGCTCCGTCGATTTCATGTCCGCGTTGTAGCTCGGTATACCTTTCGGGGCTTCTGTTTCGCTTTTAGAGCTGCTGTTTTCATCGGTAATGTTATCGCTCGGCTTATTGTCTTTAAACTGCTCAGGGGCTGTTGCAACTCCTGTAGGAATGAATTCATTCGCTACATCGACGTATGCAGCTACTTTGAGAGAAACAAGACGTGCCGCTTCAGCATCTTCGACTTGAAAGGCAGGATCACCGGCCCGCTTTGGTTCAATAACCTTACTTCCTGCGGGCCGGTATCCATAAATTCCACTAATTATTTTTATGGTTTTCATAATTATCTCCTTTCATGTTAATGGTGAACAGCTCAGTTCACGACATCTACTGCATATATCCAGGGTGCTTTCTGCTTTGGAGCGGCCAGAGGACGTGAAGCAAGGCGCAGCTTACGAGTATCTTTGTCACGGTCAACGATGAATTTCGGCACACGTTTCATTGCAAAGGTGTGATACTCATTGTCGGGCTCAATCTGGGTGATCTGCGCATACATCATGTGTCCGCAATTAGGCGCAGTAACCATAGCGCTCTTAGCAGGGAAATAGGGCTTAGTTACACCGTCATCGTCCACATATGTTTCGCGAACGACAAAAATGTCAAGGTCAAAACCGCCAAAGTTCAGCCTGCCAAGCCAAGATACGCCCGAAGTCCTAAGCTGCGGAGCAATTTGACCGTATTCCATACGCCTATTATCAAGAAGTTTGTAAAGTTTTTCGTCATTCTGAATGAATTGAGCGACAGCGGAACCGATTACCAAATCAGTTGCCGGCAATCCTCTTTCAGCCAAATCAACACACATAGCTGTAACATCACCCATGAAATTGCCGCTTGTAGCATCCCACTTGTTTGCTACCGTATAGGTAGCAGGGTTAGCTTTTGTTGTGTCGTAGTAGTAGATATAAAAGGTTTCACCTTTTGTTGTGTTGTCGATGTAAGCAACAGCAGAGCAACCATTGTTAATCATCGTCTGAGCAGCCATCCACTCTTCACGGCGGGTGATCCTTAAGTCGAGATCAGTAAGGTCCTGCAACTGCAGAGCAGCTGCTCGCTCAGCAGGTGTTGAACCAACGTAAAGAGCTTCTCCGTATCCCCTCTTACGCAGATCGTCCATTGTCAAAAAGCGAGAAGGCGCAATGTACGGAGCCTCAATTTCGTGAACTTCATAGCCCTTTCGTCCAATAGGGATATCACCCTTGCGCTGAACCACGAATGGAGCAAGGCGCCTGTCTCCTTCTCTGTATTCGACTAAAACTTTATCCGCAGCAAAGATATCCGTCTCCGGATTGGTTGGAAAGTACCGATCACGGAAGAAAGTGGCCGGAGGTACAATTTCCTGCACCACGCCAGCCAGGTAATAGGTATCAAAGAAATCAATGTTATTCGGCATAGTTCTTTCCTCCTTGCATTAGTCATGTAATACGATTCCAAGGTAGATGCCACGCTCGCGCAGCTTATCCTTATCATCTTCAGACATGGGATATCCAGACTTTACGATAAGAGCATCTACATTGAAACATCCGGCAGTGTAGACTGCAACATTGACATCGGCACCAGGTCCAACGGTTACATCATCACAAAGGATACAATCAGGGGTAAGTGTTTCATTTTGAGTTTGATCTGCCTGTGTGCCCAGAATGACGAGTTTACCATCAACAGAAGATTTTGCAAGTACAGTGCCACGTGCATAAGCGGTTTCAGTAGCAAGCTCTCGAAGAGTACCGGTGTTGACATGAACCGGCGGGGTGATTCCGGCGATCAGGTTGTCATATGACATATCGCCGACTTTTCTGCTAAGAATAGCCATTTACTTATCCTCCTTTTTCTGAATTTTCCTTGCGTCAGCACGGCCTTGTGCCATACGCTGTTCGGGTGTAAGCGGTTTGTCATCATCATCAGCAGCAGGAACAGCTTTGACATTGTTAGCACCAGACGCATTATAATCGTCTTTGAGATTATCCAAAAACTGCTTTCCCTGTTTCGCCTGCATTTGCATAGCACGGAAAGCCAGTTCCTGAGCTGAACAAGCTTTTTCTCCGTATTTTGCTTCTTTCACCAGGTCAGGATCACTGATTGCAGATGCGATCTCATCAATCTCCTGCAAACGCTTCCGCTCTGCCTGAACTGCATCATTAACAGCCTTCTGCTCTGCAGCTTTCTGGTCAGCAGATGCGGCAGCTTTCGCCTCGGCTTCGATCTGTTTTACCAGCTCCGGGTATTCAGCCCTAAGCTCTTCAATAGTTTTTGCCATGGTTACATTTCCTCCTTCTTCGCTGCCGGTTTCTGCCGGCATGTTATTATTTGTCTTAACCGGCGCATTTGCACCGGGGTTGACCGTTTGAATATATTCAGGCAACTTCGATGGAAGCGGACTCATTAACCGAATCGCACGCCCATTCACATAAATAGTGCTTCGGTCTGCACTGGCTGCTATACTGACCGGTTCAGCATCATCCAGTAATTCATCCGCAAAACCTTTGTCAACAGCCTCTTTGCCTGTCATATAAGTGGTTTCAGCCATCATGTGTTTAATTACTGTTTCTGAGAGATTGGTTTTACGCTTATAAATTGATACCTGGGCTTTGTCCCAGGCGTCATTTGAATCTGCTATCTGCCGCAGTTCATCCGCGTTATACCAGCCGAACAGGAGGCGTATGCACTTATGTATCATGATGATGCTTGAGGGGTTTACCCGAACCGTATCGCAAGCGCACATGATAAGCGAGCCTCCGGACATTGCCATTCCATCTACGATACAAATCAGTTTTTTGCCTTTGGCTGCAAGTTCCCTGAGCCGGTTATGAATGAGTATGGCAACACCGGCATCGCCACCGATGCTGTTCATGCGGATAATAATTGTCTTTGCACCCTCAATGGATTTGAGGTCCTCCAGAAACTCACTTTGAGTTATAAATTCTCCTTCGATCGGTTCTCCCCACCAATCAGTAGGCTGCTGCTCCACGATTTCACCATACATGGTTATCTCGGCAGTATCGCCGTCGACAATAGCCATGGTATAGCAGTTGCGCTCAATCTTGATATTGGGGAGCTTTTTCCCAAACATGCCTGACAAAATATTAGGCATCCGTCTCACTTCCTTCCGTATCATTATCAGCAAGCGTGGCCATGTAATTGCCGCCGCCGGCTTTCTTAAGCAGCTCGTTTTCTCTTGACAGCTGTTCCAGGTTTTCTTCCCAGTCGCCACCGTTCAGCTCAACCGTCACTTCTTCATGTGTCTTGAACCCACGGTCGACATACATAATTGCTGCCTTTGCCTCTTTGGTCGGATCGAGCTGTCCTTGAGCCGGGCCTATCCATCGAGCGCCACACCAGGCCATGCGAACGAGAGGATCACTGAAAAATCCGGGTGCTTTTATGCGTCCCCGGGCCACGGCTTCCGTTAACCAGAGCTCGTATATCGGCTGGCAGAAATCATTGACAAACCACTGCCGGCGCATCTTGAATGCTTCCCAGGCATGGAGCAGGGCACCGCGGCTTGCAGAATAGCTTGAATTGAAATTCTTTAAGAGGATATCCTTCGGAATCTCAAGGGCTGCTCCGATAAGCTCGCATATCGTTTCAACAAAATCTTTGAATCCGGATGTAGGTATATTGGGGTTGCCGAACACGATATCCTCATTTTCTCCCAGGTGGTTAACCGTTCCCGGTCCCATTTCATATTCGTTGTCGCTTGTTGAAACCTCTGCCGGCTCTTCACCATCCAATCCGACAATATCTCCACCGGCCTCATTCACCGGAATTTCCGTTGTATCAGTATTTGTCTTTATCCACGCAGTAAAAAACGACTGAACCAGCGCTGCCATCAGTTCGCTCTCCGTATAACGGCGAAGCTGCAGCAATTCCTCAATTACTGGTGCTAAATAAGTAACCCCACGGTATTGGTCAGGCCTTTCCGAATCCATGATATGCAGAATATTTGGCAACCCGGTTAATTCACCGTATGCCGGAACGCGCACCCATTCTGTTTTTTCTGTTGTCAGTTGATACGGGTATGTATTCCGGACATAATAGGCCACGATCATGCCTTCCTTATCCACTTCAACACCGTCAAATATTCGATTACCGTCCTTTGTCTTGCCATCAGTAATGCTTGGCGAGATAAGGTTTGCATTGTCTGTCGGTGTTGAAACGCGGTCAGCTTCTATCAAATGAACACGCAGGGAGTAGGGGGATAATTTTGTCGGTTCATACCGCTTAATCAGCGCGAACACATCGCCGCTCATTAACCATGATTGGAGTGCGAGCTGCTGTAAGCCAGCAAAGTCGTTAACACCAATAGCATCACAGTTTTGCTTATAGTTCGCCCAGAGCGCAAACTCAGCTTCGGTCCTGCGCTGCCATTCCTTTGCCGCTTCCGGTGTCAAGCCTAAAATATCACGGTCAATCCTGGATCTGAATTGCAATCCCATCCCGATTATACTGGTGCGGTTTGTCTTTATGGCCGAAGCTGCAACAGGGGATGCCATGTAAAGTATGCGGCCACGCTGCCGGAGCGTAGCATTATTCCAGTCGATATCCTCTCGCGGACTTCCGCTTTGAGCCGTAAATGCTTTGAGAGCTCTTTTATAATAACTTGCCCCCGCTTCACTATAGCCTTTTGCCTGCGGGCGTCCGCTGCGTCGGCTTATATGTTTATTGCTCAATTTATCGCCTCCAATCTTTACAAATTGAACGGAATGTCCAGTGGCGAAAGGAGCAAACTCCGCCGGACATTCCGTTGGCAAAGTCCTTTCGGACTTATACCCATTACCAGTCACGCGGAACTATACCAAAAGCCTTCCTCGGCTTTCGGCCGCGTAATATTGCGGTGTATTCATCGACTTTCCGCTCAGCTTCCTCGATTTCTGCCTTGAGTTTCGGCAAATCAAACCGGGTGAGAGAGCGGTCATCTATCGTATAGCTTTGAACGCCCCCTTCAACAAGAGCGAGATAAGCAGCTCTCAGTTTGGCAAGTGCATCCTTCCAAAATTGAAGCCTTGCCTTTATTTCAGTCATATCAGCCATTTAAGGAACCCTCCTTACCAATCGTTAAAAAACTTGTTCAACGCGCTGCTGGGTTTTTTCTTTTGCTTCACAGGTTGTTTACGCGGCTCCGATATCGGTTTATTGTCTTTTGCTTCCTTTATCCGTTTGTCTATTGCATCCAAATCAATAGGCAAGGCCTTGAACGCTGCAAGAGCATAGTTGCGACAGTCTAACGCTTCATTCCGTTCATGGCCGGGTATCTTTTCCCATACCCACGGATTTTTCCGCTCAGGTTTATATACTAACCGCTCGGATAACAGCCCTTTAAAATATGCTGGGCCATAATCATCGCGTTTGGGGAAATGGCAATACTTCGGTCCTGGTGTTTGCACCTTGAGGTTATCCATGATAATCTGTTTGCCTGCATCAACGCCGATAGTATATTGCCAACAGGTACCGAGACTTTTCCCTTTGATGATGAATTTCTGTTTTTTAGGCGGGGAGGTATATGGGATTCCGTCACCGCCGCGGCCTTTGACAGCAAACACCTTTTTGCTTAACCGCTCCCGGCAATGGTATCTGACTTCCTGAGTAAAGTGTCCGCCTTCATCAACAAAGGTCATTGATATGCGCAGGCCTACACCGTTTTTGAAGTAATAGACTTTATCTATGATGTCATCGAGCTGCTTCCATACATCCGGATTATCTGGCCGTCCCATGATGATGCCTTTTTTAATGCCCCAGCTCTCACCGAAGTGGCCGAAACCAACCACTTCAAATTCAAGCCTGTCGTCCTGGGTATCAACGCCACAGGTTAAGACAAGAACACCGTCCGGCAGCTCAGCTTCATACTGCTCACGTCTTGCCATAATACTATCTTCATCTTCCAGATCGCCGCGGTCTTCCCACAGCTCACCGAAGCGAGTATTATAAACAACCTGCAGTTTTTTGCTGCTACCCAAAGCATTCAGATATTCCAGGATGGTAGATTGCCACGAGGCCCAAGGGCTCACGAAAGCATTCAGCCAAAACGAACGACAGCCATTGAGGTGGTATGCGTCAGGATTCTCCGCTATCCATTTGGCCGGCTGGCTTTTTACCTGTTTTTCTGTGGAAATCGCACCACAACTGGGGCAAATATACCTGATATTGCTTACCGAATATGTCTTTTTTCCGGCCACAATTTTCTCTTCGTAATCGTAGCGAATATCAGAAAAAGTGATGTTATTGTACTCACCGCAGTGAGGGCAGGCCACGCACCAGCGCTCCATAGTGCCGGTAGCATATGCCGCTTCAATGTTACTCGCATTTTTGATTGTGGGCGTGGACACTTCAACAGCCTTCGCATTATAGAAAGTTATTTGCCTGGCCCTGGCAAGTTCCCAGGGGTCACCTTCATTGCCGGCCGATGTAGCCCATCTGTCACGTTCGTCACCGAGTATGTATCGTATTGGCTTCGACGCCAGGGAATGCGCTTCAGTTGAACCGCATAAAGTTAATATTCCGCCCGGGTATGTTTTTTGCAGAATCGTGTTTCCGCTGTCCCGGCTTTTCGGCTCCGCAACCTTTTTCCTGAGTGACGGGCAGTCCCGGATCATGGGAGCGATACGGAGCTTTGAATAATCTTTAGCATCAATGGTTGTCGGGTGAATAAAGAGGATGGAGCCTGGATCCTCATCAATGATATACCCGATAATGTTATTGAGCAGCTCGGACTTACCAACCTGAGAAGCTGCCACCATAACAATACGCTTGACCTTCGGATCCGTAAAAGCATCCATTGGCTCTTTGAGATAGGGAGTCCTATATGTCCGCCAGGGTCCTGGTTCAGCACTGCTTTCAGGAGAGAGACGGCGTTTTTTGTCAGCCCACTCCGTAACGGTCAGGTTTTCAGGAGGCTTCATTGCTGCAATGGCTTTTGCAATTGCAGCGTTCAATCGTTTCGCATCACTCTTCGTCGTCATGGATATCTCCGCTTTCTACGTCCCAGCTCCTGCGTTCCCGGACTCTTTCTTCATACTTTTTCGGGTCGTATTTGTAATTTGAGAGCTCCTCCATGACTTTATAGACTTCCCGGCGTATTATCTCTGCTGCTTCGGCAGGATCCTGTGTTGATGCAACATCAACTGCAAGCCTGCCGGGCAGGGCCAACAGCATGCTCCGGATATTGTATATTAAATCCTCGGTCATAGCTGCCACATCTTCGGACCGGTGCATTTTGCCCTGAAGCTCTTTCGCTTCCAGTACCGTGATTATGGCCTTGGCTTTTTTAATGCTGATTTCAGCTTCCTGCTTCTCTTTCTCTGCAGCGTTGTCGGCTTTTTTCTCCTCTGCTGTGTTCAGGCGCTCTTCCAGCATCGCGGTATAAGCTCTCATGGTTGCTAAAAGGTCAAAAAGCGAGCCGTGGGGAGTGCTTTTCTTGTTAAGCGTTCCCTGGCTGACCAATTGGCCGATCCATTGATTGCTTTTGCCCGTCATTGCACAAATGTCCGCAGTTTTTACGAATATTGGCGTTCCGGCGCGCAGCACATAGACAGCGCCGTCTTCGATAACCGCCTCTGGCTTCTTTTTTTGCGCTGCCATTGGCTCCACTCCTTTCCATCATCGTAAAATTGCTTTCGATTCTCTGCCTGACACCCCAGGGGGAGGAAGATGCCAGGCACAAAACCGAAATTTGAGGAAATTTCCAATTAAAGTTCCCGAATTTTTTGCCTCACTAACTGAATTTTTTTCGGGGTCGGCGAGCC